TTTGACAGCTGCCAAAATAAAGTCACCGTTACGCTGATGGTATTCTTTGTAATTGGTGATCTTGCTGGTCTTGAGCGGCAGCTTGTAGGTACGCATCAGCGTAGCCAACATCATGACCTGCAATTCAGTGTCCATATTGTCCAGGAAGAAGCGGAACACGTTGTCCAATTCCTGATGCCAAGCAGCATTGTCTGCTTCCTTCATCTGTTCGGCACCGCGACGCACGAAGCTGTCTTTGAGCTCGTAGCATGTGCTGACAGTCAAGGAGTACTTGGCACCGATCTCCTTGGTCTTGAGCTCGCGCACCTTGCCGTTGAGGATGTCCGTGGGATTGGGCATCTGGCTGGCAACTTTGCGGTGTGCGGCAAACTTGAGTGCAACACCTTCGCCCACAGTACCTGATACCAGATCGTTGAGCTCAGTGTCAGTCAGCTGCTCTTGCAACAGCTCGCTAACAAAAGACCAACTACGTGGTGTGGCAAAACTGGTGCCGCTGCTACGTGGATCGAAGTTGAACAAGTCATTCTTGTTGCAGGTAACGTAAGCCACAACGTCGGGATTGATGCCGTTGTTCAGTGCCCAGTCATTCCAGCTGTCGAAATCCACACGCAAGTTCAAGTGAACAAAGCGGTTGGCAAGTGGGCTAGGCATACGATACACGACACCGCGGTCGGTATCACGGTTACCTGCGGCAACGATAACAACATTGTCAGGCAGTTCGTAAGTACCCACACGACGGTTGAGAACCAGCTGGTAGGCAGCGGCTTGTGTGGCAGGTGCGGCGCTGTTCATTTCGTCCAAGAACAACACAACCACTGGATACTTGGCAGCATCTTCTGCACTGGGCAGATCAGGCGGAGCGTTCCACATGGCATTGCCCACGGCAGGGTTGTAATAAAGCACACCCTTGAGATCTGAAGGATCCATGAGTGCCAGTCGCAAGTCGTACATCTTGCCGCCCAGATCGTTAGTGATCTGTTCCACAAGTTCGGACTTGCCGATACCTGGTGCGCCCCACAGGAACACAGGACGCTTGCGACGAGCGCACACCATGATTTCGCGCTTGGCGGCTTGCAAGGTGACGCTACGGACTTCGGTAAAAGTTTCGGTATTCTTAGCCATTTTTAGTTTCTCCATCATCAAACTATAATTTAATATAACACATCACATCAGACAGTCAACTACTTTTTTCGCACATAATGTAAAATAGTTGTATTGCTGTCACCATGCTTGTGGATCTTACCGCTGATAATTGCCGATGTACCTGGCTCGATCTTATCGGTCAAGGGAAACCGGATCATGTTCTTCTGCTCTGTGAGAGCAGTGTGGTACCACTTGAAGTAATTGCGGCTGTACACCGCACCCACGATCTCCACACGCTGAGAGGGAAAAGCATCACCACGACTACCGAAATGGCTGCTGTTCTCTGCCAGTGTATTCATCTGCATGATCATTTCTTCACGCTGTTGAGTATTGAAATAGCTGCTGGGCATACTGGCGATGAACGCGATGTTCTTGTAATCATCCACACGGATCGTCTTCATTTCGGTCATTAGTACGCATTTCTGCCAGTAGCTCTCCAGTGTCTCTGCGATCAGATCTGGCAACTTGCCTTGCAGGAAGCTGAGCAGGTTGGCACCTTCTTCTCGGTCGGCATCAGTCATCTCAATTTTGCCGTTGAGGATATCTGTCATCAGCCAGCTGTTGGCTTTGACTTCTTCTGTAGCTTCTTCACGGCGCACATACTTGGTATTGATACGCAATGCTGCACAGGCAGCACTTAGTGCTTCGGTCAATGGTACTTGAGTTACTTGTGTCATAAGGACCTCTCAGTTTAATACACAGATACAGGATATGCGATATTCGTTGCCAAAGGTACATCTGTGATCCATCTCCAGATGCTTATCTGCGATACTGAACCACACTGTGATCTCATCCAAGGATCTTTTAACAGCGGCTTCATCGTCCGTCTTGAAACTGAAATGCACCGACCTGGTATGCTTTATCAGGTTACTAGGATAACCCGATAGCCGCATATTGCGTATGAGATTGTAAAAGCTGCCTCGGAAATTGGTGGTCTTGGTATCGTCTATCTGCACACCATTATTTTTAAGAGCCTGGCGAAATGCATCGCGAAACTCCAAAGTACCGGGTAATTTTTCTAAAAATTCTGACATTCGCTGCTCTCTGTTTATAATTCAATATAACACAGATTATGATACTGTCAACCAAAAAAAAAATATTATTTTGCCTTATATTTCATAAGGTTACGATAATAATTCAAGCTCATCTGTTTTTTTAACGCTGGAATATCGTATTTTTCTTGGATTTGACGTCTATTCATAGTCATAAGATCTTGTTTGTCAATACCTAAATTATACATATCCATTAAATCAAATACTGTATATTTGCTGTTAGGTATTATTTCTTTACTAACAATTTTTTGATAATTAAATAGATCTATTTCATAAAGTCCTGATTTATGGTTGTACCATGTTGGTTTACCATCTTTTTCTGTAAATTCATATCCCATTTGTTCATAATTTATATCTATATTACTAAACCATAAATGACGACTATGTTGGAATTCTTTGTGTACTATAGCCAGCGTGATAGGAAGATTTTCATCTATAGGGTTATCTTCTCTTTTGATCCAATCTATCAATTTATAGATTTTTTCCCAACTATCATTGGGAAAACCCATGATAAAAGATGCACGAGTTGTGATATTTTTCCATGATGTTTGTTTTATTTGATTTAGGTAGTCTATTTGTCTTTGAAAATCCATTCCTTTGCCAATCAAAAGCCCGTCCTGTTTGTCGGCAGTCTCTATTCCAAAGTGTGCGCTGATCATTCCCATTTCAGCTAAAATATCTGCCATTTCTGGTTTAGTTACCATCAGGTCCAATCTCAGATAGCTGACAAAGTTGATCCTAAAGGGCAAACTATCCAATACTTTTTTAATGTCTAATAATTTTTCCACACTATCATTCAATGTGTCATCAGTAAAGATATAATCCGTGATACCATAATTGTCATAGTTGTATATCAGCTCTTGTCTTAGAGTGTTGCCATCTTTAATATAATCCAGTTTCTTTTTGCCATTGAGCGGAAAAGCACAAAAAGCACATTTGAAAATACAGCCGCGACTGATTTCGATAGGCAATACTTTTTCATTATTACAAATGTCTTGAGGCAACCAGTGTATTTTACTAGTATTAAATTCAGGATATTCTTTTTTATAGATGTTTAGTTTTAATTTTTTATCAGCCAAACAGTCATGCGTAAAATCTATTATCTCTTTGTCCACAAAACCCTGAAAACATGTCCAACCGTGATGAGTTATGCTTATTCTTTTTCCTGCATCACTATAGCACAATTTTAAATTGGGATATGCTTTTTTAAGATCAGCAGTAAAAGTAGCAAAAAAATCATTCAATTTTTGTTTTTGATCTTCTGTGGGAATGATATTATTTTCTTGCCTTTGAATTGTCATAGGCCAACTCACTTCACAAATTTTAAACAAAAATACATTGCTTATACCAAGCCAAATAGTTTTGTCTGTGATGAATTTTTTAATATAATGGAAAAATAATTTATATTCATAAAAACCGCTTATGTCAATAACCTGGCAGCTGAAATCAGCATCACGCAACTGCGTGGCGATACGATAACTGCCGGCCTGTTTAGCTGTTGGTCCTGTCATCGACGAACCGTTTAAAATTACACAATCTGTCATATGGTAATTATCCCAGAGTATCGATAGCTTGCTGTAAATTACCCTGACAGAATACCAACATACTGCTTATACGGCCATCTGTAAAGGTTATTTCATTTTGTTTACTCAAATGCCATGGGCTATCTACAACTCTATCCATGGCTACTAAAATCTTGCTGGTCATTGGATAGGTCTTTACATCAAGTTTATGGGTATAGACATAATATCCCAGATTTTTAAATATTTCAAAGCCCATATTAGTTAAACGAAAACCACGATTTATATTGACATTATACCAGAGCAATATGTATAAATCTTTCCCTGGAACAGTATTTTTATCTGTTTGATAATGGTGGAAAAGCTCTAATGTCCAATCAGACTTGCTTTTCATTTTTGACAGGATAAACCTGTGAACCTTTGTTTAGTAGTACTACACTAAATTTAGCACTTTTATGTTGAATGTTTAATTTTTTACAAAGATTGATAGCATGACCAGGATTGCTGAAGCTGGTTTTCTTGTATTTGGGACCAGGATATTGCGCCAATAAACTATTGGTTTTTAAATTGATAGGTTGGTTGTCATAATACACTGCCCAAATACCTTCTGAAGCCAAAACCTGATCTGACTTATAAGTGTTTTTATTTGTTATTTCGAGCAATACTTGCGGTTTAGGTCTAGACATGATAATTGTTGATATAGTATTTATTAACACAAAAAAGTGTTAAAAATTTCCCCCTTGCAATTCCACACTGACAACTTCTGAATCTTTTAATTTTTGCTCTAACTGTTCGATCTGATTTTCCAGATCATTGGTATAACACAAGACATCCAGCAATTCTGCTTGTAAACCGCGTATTTCCTCGTTTTCCATGACCTGTCGCCCTGTGCCGGTTACGCTTTTAGCACGGTCATTGAACTTGCGAATCCAGTGTGTATTAGGCGGTCTCAAGTGCTGCTCGCAATGCTGAAGTTTGTTCTGCCTTATCCTTGAAAGGACCTTTGAATGGATACCGCTGGAGCGTGATCAGTTTGGGTGTATAACTCTTGCACCAGGTTCGATCAAACTTGATGATATAATAGCCAGCACAATGATAGCTGCTGCTCTTGGCAGTTTTGGTATACAGTGGCAGTTTCAACTGCACATTCCAGATTTCATTATGTGGTGTATGACCGGTAGGATAACCATATACATCAGTGCTGTTGGTAACTTGTTTGGTTTCCTTGCTACGCCGCACCATCACGATGCCTTTTTTCTGCATCATCTCCTGCATGGTGGGAAAGTCTTCGCTGGTGCCATCCACACGAAAACTCACTGCATCTTTGTTCTGTGCGATAGTACCAATGCGTTCTCCAGCATCGTTTTCCAGAACCCAGAAACGGTTCTCCACTATGTTTTTAGCTTTAAGCATCTATTGTTTCCTTAGGTAGACTTTTGCTGAGTACCTCAGCCAGCGATTTGACATTGTCTGTCATCTTGACCAGTTCATATTTGCTACAGAACTTGATCAGTTGCGACCCTACTTGGTTAGCCTGTTTGGGTGTGATAGCAAGCAGATGACTGTCGATATGATCGCGGATCTCTGTGGGCTGTTGTGTCAGATCGATCAGTTCACGATTGGCCAGATAACGATCCAGTACACGATGTTCTGTGCCTTCATGGTCGGTCCACTTCTGCAACATCATGTTATTCCAAGCCCAGCCTTTCTTGTCCTTGTCTGCAAAGGCTTCTGTCAGGCCCACCTTCTTAGCACTGCCTTTAGTACGCACACCAGGATAAGCACTGAACACATTGTCGCTGGCGTCACCACGCATACACTTCTCAAACAGCAACCATTCAGGATCTGGCACAGTCTTTGTTTCTTTGGTTTTTTTATCAACCACGGGCTTGCCCCAGTCATCGAAGTAACCGTTCAAGTTGATCAGCTGATTGGTCAGTCCGTTGTAGATGTCAACATTTGGTGCCAATAGCTGCAAAAAGTCGCTGTCATTGCTAAGGATAGTGTGCTGATCCTCTGGATGAAGAGCAATCCATCGGGCAATAAGATCGTCTGCTTCAGCTCGTTCCACGCGAATGACAGTAGCATTGGTACGCTCAGCAAGCCACTTGCTGAGATCATCAAAACAAGCCCAAAACTCTTCATCTTCTTCTGCCTCCTTGGTGGTCATTTTATCACGGGTAACCTTGCGATTGGCCTTGTAGGTGCCCGTGTGGTCCTTGCGCCAACTGCGAGCTTCCAGACAGAAGATCACATGATCAGGCTTGTGTAGCCTGTCAGCTTTAAGGATACCGTTGAAAGTGATGTGCAGGGCTAGACCCAGTTTGCTCCAGGTATCAGCACCACGAGGGGTACTGTGCCGCGCACGACTAAACAGATTGGCTGTATCTACGAGTAAGTATTTCATGATACTAATATAACACTTTCTGACAGAATGTCAACTGACTTCTGTCTTGCCATCACCCAAGTTACGCTTGTTCACATAACGATTGTCAAAATTAGCCACATTGCCGGGATTATTGCCAGCAATGATAGTACGGCAGATGTCGTTCAACCAGGCATCAACCACATCTTCTGCACTGTTGCCTGGGTATCCGTGTTTTTTCAGCAGGTCGATAAACTCAGCGTTCCAATCCAATTCCAAGCTACCCATGCGAGGGTTAGCTGGATCGAAGTCCAATTTGAGCACTTTTACTTCAGGAGCAGCAACTGGTGTTTCTGCTTGAGGTTCTGGTGCAGGCTCTGTTTTCTTAGCACGAGGCTTGCGAGGTTTCTTGGGTTTGGTCTCTGTGGTTACAGAGACCGTGGTAAACATAGGCTGCTCGGGGATCTTGTAATCTTGGGGTTTAGCCCAGCCGAACAGTGAATTGAAAAATGACATATAATCCTCAATAATTGGGTACTTGGTAGCACTCGCGACGTTCACCGCGATAGTAACCATAACGGTCGTAAACTGGAACGATCTGACATTCTGTGCGATATGCGGGAGGTGGAGCATAATAAGGTTGTGGTTGTGCTAATGCACCTCCCACGATGCCACCCACAATCAGTCCACCGATCAGTGGTGCAGCCCAGCCACCGCGATATCCACCACCACCGTGATATCCACCGTGTCGATGTCCATAATAGTCAGCATTGGCTGCTGAAGCTGATGCTAAAATTCCAATTACTGCTGTAGCGATTGCTAGTTTACGCATGATATGACCCTCCTGGCCTATTATCAGTATACGATATTTATCAGCTTTGTCAACCTAATTCATGTATTTGCTTCTGCTGATACTGAGGTTTTCTATGTGTTCTATGCCATTTTCGTTGATGGCGAACCACATATCTTCCTCATCGTCTGGCAGTTCGTTTCCCAGATATTCATACAATTCGCTGAGTGCTATGTACTCACGACCCAGATTCTTCTGATCATACAAATACTTGATAACCAGATAGGTTACTTCGTCATCAGTTAAAAGTTCAGTTTCTTCCATAGTATTACCTTAGGCTAAACTTGCATACAAGTGTATCTGCAAGTTTAAAGTGAAACCATTGCGAGCACAATACTGTGCGGTGTACTCATGGTTCTTCTGGTTCTCAGTCATATTTAATAGACCTTCTTCCCAGAAGCTGATGACTTCATCTACTGCACTGCGCTCTTCCATGCTGATGTCGTTCTTGGTGCTACGCATCTGCTTACTGTTCTTAGGCTCACGATTATAGATGTTCATGGGACTGATAAACACCTGTTTGCCACTGCCCACGCTGGCATATTCATGTGCCCAATCTGGGATTTCACTATATGGACTATCTGGGTCTGCGTTCATGACAAACTTGAGACAATCTGCACGTTCCATGACATCTGTATTGGGTTTAAGATACTTGACAGGTTTGCCATCTTTTTCCAGACACTTGGGACTACATACCAGTGTAGTTTCTGCAGGAATATCCTGCCACACTGTGCCATTGCTTTCAATCTGGGTCCAGGCAAACAAGTTTTTGACTTTTTCCAGGAATATACCCAGATTCTTTTGCAGCATAGGCTCACCACCAGTAATGACTAATCCTACCTTTTGATCAAACCATCCAGGTACCTCGCCACCAAAATATTTGACAGCAGCTTCCATGATGCGATCATACACATCATCAAATGTCAGCCAGTCACCACCGTCAAAGTAGGTGTCACAGAAGCTACATGCCAGATTGCATTTAGCTAGTCTAACAAAGATTGCTGGCTCACCACGATAAGGACCTTCGCCTTGTAGGGTATAGAATATGCTAGTGACAAATAACTGATCGTCAGCAGCTTGATTAAAGTAACTTTTTCCGATTATTTCATTTTTTCCGAACATTAAATGTACTCTGCTATCCTGATAATGATGTCGTTTATACCGTCTATTATATAATAAGCACCTAATAAAAGCAAGCTAAATCCAACCACACGGAAGATTATTTTGTTTACTAGTGCTTTACCCAATTGGTTTGCTGACTTTAACAAAGCTACCAATAATACGCCGCCAATGGCTAGACCTATTAGGGTGTTGTCCCAGCCGCGGCTGATGTTACCAGCAAGAAATATGGTACTTTCAGCAGCTTCTCGCAATACAATCAGCGATATGGTGATATGTGTGCTGATCCAGGTAGCTGTGGTGATTTCCTCAGCGTGTTCACGAGCGTGGTTGTAAACAGCCTTGCTGGTGGTAAAGATATAGATCAGTACCACACCAGTTACGATGTTTATAACTGGCTCCCACTGTTCCATATATTCGTGAAACTCACTGGCAGCATACAGTCCCAGTGCTAGACTGACAATCCAGCAGATGGCAAAGTTTATGTAATATTGGGGTTTTAGATCTTCTGGTAAAAACTTCAAAATCAACGCTGTGAGCAGGACACTTTCGAAACCTTCTCTGCAAACAACTAGTATAGTGCTTAAAATATCACTCATGTTTCTTCTCTCTTATGCTGACTGTGCCGTCAGCGTTGTCTTGCCACCATAATTCAGTGCCTGGTGTCCAGCCCATCTGGGCAAGCAAATCTGGTGGAAACGGGAGAAGCAATTCTCCCGTTTCTTTATCTTCTTCTAGCTCTACAGTCCAGCTATTAGGCATTTAAGTCCTCGTTCCATTCGCGATGACCTTCGCGGAATGCCATATTGGCCTGTGTCTCACGCACTTCCACGCGATAGCACCACAAACGTTCTGCTTCACCTGGACCCCACATGTCTGGAATATAAACAGTATTGATATACTTGTACAGCATATCTGCGAGACCTTCACAACCCAGCTTGGGCAGGATAGTCAGCTTGGCCATGTGTTTTTCCTGTAGCAATTTGAATGTTGCCAGTTCAGGATCGTCTTCAGCCACAAGCAATGTATGATCAAATTGATCTTCCAGGATCTTCTTGAGCTCTTTGAGACCACCATAATCTGCTGCCCAGTTACGCACATCCAGATCATTTGTTCCAAAGTAGAACTTCATGCTGAAGGCATAGCCATGGATCAGATTGCAATGGCTGTCTGCTCGCCACTGGCGATAGGCGCAGGGAAACGCATCCACGTATTCCTTGGTGCTGGTATATTTGTATGTGATTGATTGCATATTAGTCTCCTATGTTTAATATAGCATAGGCTGCAGAATTTGTAAAGCGGGATGAAGCCGTGAGCGCCGCTGTAAGTTACTTATCATTGCAAACGTGCATCAAAGCCACATATGCATCCCAGGCTTCCTGTAATGCAGGGTGTTGTTCACGTAATTTTGCCTGCTCAATGACAGGAATTCCTCCTGACGCTTCCAGGATGTGCTCGTTATAACTTACCCATCCTGGACTGTCTTTGGGTCCACCACTGTTTACCAAGTATGTTCCTGCTGGCGCTTGGTCACGCCAGCTTGGTATGATGTGTCCAGTGTCGTATTCATAATCAACTGGGACCAAATTATGTTTGTTTGGTGTCATTATCTCATACACTGCAATGTTATGATCTCTGCTAGACGTGAGCCAAAATCTTCTGTATCTGGAATCACATAATGGTTTACATTATGACGGTCACGGTGCTCGTCCCAAGTTTGGAATTGGACTATCCAACCACCATCTGCTCTGACCAGGCTCATATCGATGCTGTTGCGAGTATTGATTGTCTGTTTACCGATAGGTCCTGCCCACACTATATCACTTGGTGCTGATTTGGATTCTGATAATGTGTGATCTCGAGCTTCTGCACTCATACGGAAAAACCAACGCTTGAACCATCCCAGCTTCTTGGGATTAGATCGGAATCTTTCTGGCACTGCTTGTTCTGATTCATAGACTATGTTCATCTGCAAGCAAACTCCTGTTGCAATTTGATGTTGTCGAAGAATTCCTTCTTTGTGCCAGGATCTGAAAAGAAGCTGCCCTTTAGCACGGTAGTCTGTGTTAAACTGCTCTTGGCCATGATGCCACGGTTTTCACAGCAGCCATGTGTGGCCTGGATATACACACCCACATTACTGCTGCCAGTGGTCTTCATGATCTCTTTCGCGATATCATTACACAGCTCTTCTTGTAGAGTTCCACGACGAGCGCACCATTGAGCAATACGAGTATACTTGCTAAGACCGATAAGGCGATCGGCAGCAATAATACCGATGTAAGCAACACCAGTGACAGGTTGATGATGGTGGCTACAAACACTACGCAATTCGCTCCTGACCACCAACATTCCTTCATAGCGATCCTCCATCTCATTGGGAAAAGCGGTTGCATCCGGTGCTGGATAATAGCGACCTCGCATCAGCTCATTCACATACATCTTGGCAAGACGCCTGCCTGTATCATGGCTGTTGGGATCGTTCTCACGATCGATCACTAGACTATCCAGCACCGCATCGAACCGGGCATTCAATTCATCGATCAGCTGTTCTTTTTCACCTGGCTCGATATATGAGCTGATGTTGTCACCAGCCCAATAACGCTTGCCATCAGCTTCCAGACGTTGTTTAATCTTTTTGCTTACTTCAGTCACTGTTTTTTCCTATGAGTTTACCTATCATTATATTAGCATTTAAATAGTTGGCAATCAAATTGTTTTCACATTCCTTGAGTGCATCTGCATAATAATTGTAATTTTCCATACGATCAGCAATCAACCCAATCATACGATCCTTGTGTTTGTAATAGTTGTCTACACTGCTGGTCCACTCAGAGGGATACTTGAAGATGTCAGGATACATCTCAGTGTAGCTGGCGCGATCTGGAACCACAGGTATGGCACCAGCTAGCACACCTTCCATCTGACTGATACCCAGATTCTCATGCAGGCTGCAACTGAACACCACACTGGTTTTGCCCAACTGCTGATAATATTCCTGCTTGCTCCAGTCTTGTTCCTGCGTGACAATCACCGACATATGCTTGGCAACATCACGCATGATCTCTGGCTGCTTGTCGGCATTGAGACGATGTGGCCACATCACAGTTTTTTCACGCTTGCTCTGACGATATGACCTCAGCTCGTCTACGATCATGTCATGTGGTTGTCCTGAACGCACAGCCTTGTGCCAACCGCTGGGGTCGATACCCAGATTTGTTAAAAACAACTGCCTGTGAAAATCCGTGGCATAATAATTGTAATCGCAGGCATAGAACCAGGCAGCTTCCTGTCGCCAGGGCCAGGGCTTCTGCATCTTCATGCCCAAGATGTCAGTGGGGTCATATGCTCCGGCATGCCAGATCCCATGTATCTCCACTGGAATATCCAACAAATCGCTCATGTATCTGATAGCAGTGATGGCAAAGTTCCAAGCATCTGTGATTAAAAACTTGTCACCTGGCAGTACTTTGCCAGCAGTAAACAGTTCTGCGATACGCTGTGTCTGGCTGGCTTTGTACTGGTTGGTTACCGCAAAATCCAGAAAGGCACCGGTCGTGGTGCCAGTCTTGGGCTGCTCGCCATCGATGGTTATGACCTGATAATCGATCTCCCAACGTTCAATGATGTTGTTTATGATATCAGGTATATTATCATACCATTGCCTGGTATAACGCTGATCGATAGGTTCGATGGGTACGATGTAGATGTTGTTGATCACTGATTGACTCTCTCGATATCTTCTTCCAGGCAGGCATCGCCATACTGGATTTCGATGATGTGCAGTGGTTCCGCACCAGGATTGATCAGCTGATGCCAACCTTCCTGTGGGATCACGAACACACCATGCTTGTTGATGATCTCAGTGTACTCACGATCACCAAAATTATAGATGATACGTGCTACACCTGAACGAACAAACCACACTTCACTACGCTGGAAGTGACGCTGATAGCTGAGACAACGACCAGGTTCCACCACCAGTTCTTTCAACTTGACGTCTGGATATTCTGTCAGCACATCATAATGCCCCCAGATGCGTTGAGTACGTGGTGCTTGCCAGTTACGCAGGATCCAACTGCTGCTGTTGGCCTTGTCATCACCGCCCACACCAAACACATATTCCAGCCTGGGGTTATCGATCAGATCCTGTTCTGGAATATTGCCCTGCCCGCGATCACCACCATTGGCATACACGATAGTGGCATCTGGATACATGTCCAGCACCTGCTGGATAGCATGTGCGCTGCTGTTGTTGTCATCGTTGAAGTCGATGACCACATCCACTGGTTTAAGTGCATCGATAACTGACGCACGTTCCAGCCAGGGCATGAAAGGACGACCTTTTTTCCTGGTCAACCAGGCGTCGCTGTTGACGCCTACTACCAGAGTGTCACCCAGCTTGGCTGCTTCTGTGATATATTTGATGTGTCCGCTGTGTAGTGGATCGAAGCCACCTGTTACTAGTACTACTCTTTTGTTTTGTTTTTTGCTCATGTTTATACTCTACTATCTTTACCACTGTCTAGTCAATAAATCCCACTGCATGACAGCGAATGTTTCAGCTTGTTTATTATAAAAATATAATACTACACCGTCCAAACCCAATGTGACAAATGTGAAATCAGTGTGATATTGGTATCCCTGTTCGCCCAACTTGTTGGCAATTATGATGGCTGCTTCTGTGTCTTGATAATTGCCATTCAGAGCACCTTCGTAACCATCCCCAGGACCTATCCAATATCCATTACTCACAGGTCTGCTGGTGATCTTTTTGCTGTCAAAAGTTATGCAGTCGTTATTCTTGGGCATATAACGCCATGGCCAGCATACTGGCATAACACTGTTCTTTGAACCATATGGGTATGTGCTTCCTATCATCAGGCATCCGCATGAACAGGTAATCTGTGCCGTTACGCAGGCCCTGCTCAGTACACCAGCCTTTTATAGCGTACATGATTCGTTGTCGTTCTGTCCACCAATTCTCTTTGACAGGAAATTCGACAATGTTGCCACTGTCGAATTGTGTATAGATTATAGGCTTATCTATGTAGGGTAAGATCACCTGGCCGGGCCTGTCAGTTAGTGTTTAAATTCCATGCTGGCAAATTGCTCAGCATCGATCTGCCAGTTGTTACGCACAGGGTCACCTCTGCGATGACGCTCATACTGCCCATAGGGAGTGTTGCGTTTATACAGGTCAGCTACGTCGAAACGAAAACCAAACTCCACACAGAACGCCCGATAGGCATCCAGATCATCAAAGGTACGATTTACTTGCTTGTTCTTAATCATGTGAGTGTGCCTTGCAATATGAGATTTCACATCCATTTTCATTATCTTCACTTACTTCGATTTTGACATCCCGGCCAGGATATCTGTCTGCAATTTGTTCATATAGTTCATCTGCGATCATCTCGCAGCTCTTGTAGTCCAGCTCAATAACAGGTTCATTTGCCCCGCCATACAAGCTGATCAGCCAGCGTTTAAACTGGATGAATTCGATATCACGATCGTTGTGGAAAACTTCGATGCCCACACGGAAGTGGAACATGTGACGATGTGGGAAACCCAGGAAACTGACATCTGCCAAGTTGGGGTCAGTGATGGCTGCTGGATATTTGTGAATGCCTTCCATCTGAAACTTGACCCAAATCATGCTGTGTCTGATCATTTCAGGATCCTGTGCAATCTTTTCAGTAATATAAGTCATGGTATTAGCGTCCTTTAGTATAGCATCAGGCACAGGCATGTCAACTGCTTTTCTCAGTGCATCTGTGACTGCTGTGGTGATATATAGATCGTTTTTATTTGCCATTGTTGGCTGTTCCTAATTTATAAAGTTCATGTGCTAGTTTATAATCTATACACAATCTCTGAAGTTTCTCTACACTGGCCTGATCGATCATCACATCATGATACACGATGCTTTCCCGATTAAACACATATTTGATAGCAGACCATACACGCTGATACCAATTTTCGTGATTGTTCAGATGATATTCCACGATCATTTCTGGTGCGCTGCTACCCTCAGGATTAGTATAGTTGTTCCAATCCCAAAGGCTCACACGCACAGTGTGATCGAAGTCGGTACATTCACATTCCAAGTAGATACGCTTGCTAAGATCTGCGTTATCGTCTGTCATAACTGTTCCTGTAGTTGTTATGATATCAGTTTACACTAATCAAGTGTAAACGTCAATCAATTAGTTCTTCCAGTTTATCCAGATTGGCTTCGTTCATTCCGCTGTCATCTCTGGCAGTGTCTGGAACAAACTCTTCCACTTCGAAAAACTTGCCGAAAGCGGTACTGCTGTTCACAGCTTTTTTACCCAGGAAGCCGTTGGCACTGCTGCCCACGATGTCCATGTACCACTTGTTGTGTTCTTCCACATACTCCATGGCTTTGCCATAGCTGCCAGCACTGAAGATACCGTCCACCACATCACGGAAGAACTTCTGTTCGAACTTCTCCTGCACCAGACTGGCCGGAACAACACCGAAATCATAACGAGCATTGCCATCCTGTACTGCACGGATATGAGCGAAGATGTTATGTCCCATCAGCAGTGCATAGCTGAAGCTATCCCAGCTGGTGCGGCCTTCCTTACCGATCTTGTTGAGATCGCCGGGCTTGTAGTGGCAGATGTCGCTGATACCACAGGCATCGATGATGGGGCTCTTGATAAAGTCTGTGAACAATCCGTCCTGGATAACAGCATCACGGAAGTTCCTGGGGTCTGTGGCATACTTCTTGTCGTCCACACACTTGCTCATTTTGTACATCCATTTGCCACGATCAGTTAGACGGTTTTCGTGATATACTTGCCCATTGGCTGTGGCAAGGAATGGACTTGCACAGTCGAAGCTGATGGTCAGTGTGGGATTATGATACTTGCGGATAGCACGTTGGATATCTGTGAACATCATGGCCCATTCCAGCTTGCTGGTACCCAGATAATGCACCCAATCCTGTTTGCCAGACTCAAGAAGTCCATCATAAATTAGTGTGACCAGACGTTTGAGAACCAGATGCGGATCGCATTTGTTTTGTGATCCCATGGCCCAGCCATTGAAATGATCATCTGGAAACTGTTTAGGGTCTGAGTATTTTTTCATCTCAGCATACCATTCATCAGCTTGTGTGTGATTATCACCCTGTAGAACAGTTAGGAATTTGCACTTGTGTTTGCGGTGGCGCATCCAGTATTCAAAGTTATACTTGCTGGCATCCACCGCTTCCTGATATGTGGTGATCTTTGTGGCTTCACGACCACGTGGAGTACGTCCTACCCAGCCGGGAATATCCAGGCCCATGCCATAGTCCATGTACTCTTCCATCCAGTTGAGAACATCCACACGTTTCTTTTGTGCTTTGTCACAACCTGATCCTGCTCGCCAGTCACCTTCCCAGACGCCTTTGGCTATCTGGAAACCGCCGGAGTCGCCCAGGATAAAACTGCCTTCCTCACGAGTACGCACCATATCTTCTTTGGGATTAGACCCAATGTCCAAGTTGGCATGTCCTGCGCTATACAGACACCAGGGGTAATGGAAGACACCTTCTTTGCTGTTGAGAAAGTTGAGTCCTTCCATTCCACCCAGTGCAGCAGGGATACGCTCTGCAGGCACATGCTCTGCAAAGCGTTGTCTGCCCACGTAAGTGGAATAAAAACCACTCAACGCCGGTAGAAACAAGGCATAGTCTTCCTGATTGGTTTTTAGATCCACTTGCTTTTTCATAGTTTACTTCGTATGTCCTGGAATAAGGTATTCATAAGTGATCAGTCCTGAGTCTACGACAATCTGTGCCATACCGTCATCGCTGAACTTAATAGTCTTATCGCCATCCAGACCCAAAATAGCCTGCACAATAGCCACTGGCCATTCCCAGCCATTGCTCAGTGCACCAGTCACACCGCCCTGGAACACAAAGTTACCAGCATGTGTGCTGTGGTTACCAAAATAAAACTTGAGATTGCCATTCTCAGTTTTGGCAATAAAATATTTTTCATCGCTGTTGCTCTGTGCCTGGAATTTCAAACGCATGATGCTGGCCACAGTGGGTTCCAGTGTCACATGCCAGTTGGCACCCATGAACTTGGTAGCTGGAATACGACTGTTGACCAAGTTGGCGTCCATCAAACGATATTCGTTCTGGAAATCTTTTGCACCATTTTCAAAATGGAAGCTGCCAGGAACACTGATGTTGTCTTTGGTCTTTTGCTTGATAGTGATATCAGCATTTTCTTTATATTCGGGAATATTCAAGATTGTATGCAGTTTGCTGATGTTGGGCATACCAAATACGCCAGCAAATGCTGGATTAGGAGTATTGAATGTGGCTTTAAAAATAACATTATTATTCTGTTGGTCAGTACTGATACTGTCCAACACAGTGCTCTTGTCATCTCCTGTCACTTTGATCAGATCTAACACGCCCAGCGGCAGTGTATGTGACACGATATCAATTAGAAAATCTTTCATGTTTCTTACCTTTCTGTTTTAGTATATAGGTTAATTCAACGAATATCAATAATTTCTGCACTGCTGCCAGTAAGTTTTAATCTGTCTGCAATGGCACCAGGTTTGATGATGCTGATGTAGCTGCCATGAAACTGATGCTTGTCGCATGTTTCCACTTGCCAGCCTGTGTTGGTGAGATACCGTAGCAAGGCACGATAATCGATGATGCTGAAGTCCATTTTTTGACATGCTTCGATAGCCCATAGTTCATCTTCTGGCATGAAGTTGAACACGAAACGTCCACCAGGCATCAGTACTTTATAAATGCTGTCACACCAATTACGAATGTAATCCGTGTCAGCATAGAAGAACTCGTTAAAGCAATAAGCCACAGCAATGGCATTTTGTGGTAGTGCGCTGAGATCATAATCCTTCACAGCATATTTTCTCAGTCTGCGATCAGCATAGTACTCGTTGTTCAACACTGCCGCTGCTTCATTACATATCTCTATATAACGGTCAACCAGATACAGCGGCTCGCCATGTACCATCGCTGGCAACAGTTGCCCTGTGCCAGGAAACAACTCCAATGTGGGCAGAGCAAAACTGCTGTTGGCTGTGACCAACCCAGTAAATCTGTCCACGTCATATTGATCCAGCCGATTGCTCTGTACAAACTTTCTACGTAATTCCAGATCCTGTTTGTACAAGTTTTCGGTCATCTGTTTGCTGTGTGAATACAATATTTCCTTGTGATTGTCCAGATGCTGATCAAAATACAGTTTGAGCTGATTGATCAATATGGTCACATGATGGTATTGTTCACTGTTAGCAGCCGTGATGTTAAACAGATCCTGGACTTCCTGGATCTGATTGTACATTTTTTGTAGGTCAACAGTTTCCATACCCATGTTACACCTCAAAGAACTTGCTGAATGTATTAGTGATATTGGTACTGTGTTCCAGATTCCATTCCAACACGCCCAGCAGGTTTTCCACTTTCTGTGTGACGATAGTATCTTCCATGCTGCCATTGTCGAATGGCATTTCTTTAAACCATTGCGGAATACGGCTTTCGTCTGTGGGATAACCGATGCTGGTCAGTCCCAGGGGATTGTTTTTCAGCTTGCACACGATGGTTTTCATACCATCAGTGATCTCGATACTGCGATTGTCACCATGCATCTTACGCATGTAGTTCCAATTGATGGCAGCTCGTACATGCCCAGGCATGTTGGCTCGGCCTTGTTTCTTTTCCAGATCACCATAGTGTGTCAGCTTGTTCACACGTTTGGGTGTGCCTTTTTCCCAAGCTGGACGCTGTTTAAACACCTGTTTGAACTCTCTGATAGCAGCAACAATCTGTTCACGGCTTGCACCATTCAACACCTGATTCAGGATATCGCTGAGGAAGTCCTGTACTACTTTGGGAGTATCTGAGCGTTTAAGGTCCAGCCCCATGGCTTTTACTTTGCCGGTTTTGCCTTCTGTATCCAGACGCTTGCCTTCCAGATCATAAATCTGCACAGCATAACGCTTCTTGGTAATAAACAATCCTGAACTTGCCACCAGTTCACGGCCGCCTTTGATGATGGCGCCCAGCTCTGGTGTAGTATGGAACGCCTTGTACATGAAATCCGGCCATGTGTCGTTTACCTGATCGCTGATCTGATCATACAGTTGCACACAGATATCTTTGTCCCATTCCATGCCGCGCTGTACATCTGCTGCCACGATAGGCCAAGCTGAAAAATACACCGAGTCAGTATCACCATAGATGATAGCTTTGCCCACATGATCATAGTCGCCTGTGATCATCTGGTTCACAGTGGCATCCATGTGTTTGGCGATGGCTCTGCCGCACAGTGTGGTGCTCTGTCCGATACGTTGATCAAAGAATCTGCATCCACCGTTGAGGATAGCACCATACAGACTGTTCAAGTTAATTTTTTTAACCAGCTGTCGTTTATCCCAGAAGGCTCGCTCTTTGGCATCAGTACAGGCTCGCATCTTAGCCTGCATTTCCTCACGTTCAGCATACCAGCGTTCCAGCAAGCCAGGAATCACGCCCTGCTTTTCCAAATTAAAGATAGTACCATTAGCACTGATGGCCCAGGGCTTGTTGGTGTTGAACAGCAAGTTGTATATCTGCTTGGCACTGAACACTTCCGATTCACCGTTTTCCCAGTCGATGACAATCTCTGCACCAGGATCCTGTCGCATCACAGCTTCATATTCCAGACTGCCGAACAGTCCTTCCCATGCTGATGCCATGCTGCTGCCTTTGGCAATCTTGTCAGCGATGTATGTATCTGTCATATGAGGTCTCAGCTGACCTATCACAGTCTCTGGACCCATGTTCAGTGCTCTAATAGCTGACGGATACAAACTGTTGATATCGATAGCGCCGATCCATTTGTGCAGACCCTTCTTAGGATAGGCCACATAAGCACCAGCTACTTGTGTTTCACTTGTGTCTGTCTTGCTTTTGCGATTGGGCACCACCATGCCACGACGATGTGCTTCGTTGATGATGGCCTGTTCTGTCACTGCCACTGCGCCCATGGTAGTTTGCAGTAGCACAGTGTTGGCGTGTGCCAGTTCGTTGGCTAGATCGATGAATTTGAGTTTGGTATCCAGCTTGTCCAGCAGTGCCACGTCCTGTCTGGAGTATGTGATGAATGTCTCAAAATCCTGATTGTATAGTTGGTCCAGGCTGCCTTCGTAGGCTGTCTTGCGTTCGTTCAGTTCATACTCGCCGATAGCATCAAGGCTGTAACTGTGCCGCTCTTCGTAAGTATACTTACGATACAGTTCCATATAATCCATATGAACCCGGCCAACCAGATCAAAAGTAAGTTGATCCGCTCCATATTTTTCAAATATCCTCTCTTTGGGAAACTGGTTCCACAGACAAAATCTACGAGTGTCATCTTTACTCAACACTCTGGCCACACGATTGACCATGTAGGGAATATCAAATCCGCCTGAGTTCCAACCTGACAGGATGTCTGCATCTTCGATCAGATCCAGGAATGTCAACAACAGATCAGCTTCATTGTCGAACATGAATGTGTTGTCGAATTTGGCACTAATTTCATTAGCCTGATCCATGCTCATGCTTTCTGGCGGCAACGCCAGAGTGATCAGCTGATTCATCCAGTTGAGATATACTGTTATGGCTGTGACTTTGGTAAAAGGATCGGATGGTGTGCTGTATCCACGCTTGTTATCAAAGTCGGTCTCGATATCGAAAAATGCGATGTTTAGTTCGGGTGCATCTTTATCGATGTAGTTGTCTTCCAAACAACGGAAGATGGGATTGATGTCGCTCTCGAAGATTTCTTTGTTGTTGTGTACAGCTAGTTCTTTGCGAAACTCTTTACTGCTGCGAGTGCTAATGCGGCTAACGGGAGTATCAAAAATACTACGCCACTTGCCACGAGGATCAGCATAATAGAAGGTATAAACAACAGGGTATTCTTTATAGATTCTCTTGCCATCAACCCTCTCTACGATGTGGATGCGTTCTTTCTGACGATCCAATAATGCGTCTACGTAACTCATAAATTCTCCTTGCTGCTTTTGGCCAGCCTAACCATTCTACATGTACAGTGGTGTACGATTGACTATATTATAATTTAGTCTTCAGGATTCTGCAATTTGTCTGTACTATTGAGGATGCTTTCGATCAGATCCAGATCATCGCGCACTTTATCAAAGTCACGCTTCTGTGCCATCTTGATGGCTCGTTTTAGTACGCTGGGTTTGATTTGCATTTCTTCAGCAATGGCGCTGATTGTGTCATTCAGTCCGCCTGACAGTACTTCGATCTCTGTCATGACACCCATGCTTTCAGTCATAAGTGATTTGAGTTTCGCCCGTTCTTCGGGGTTAAAGTTTCTAGTGCTCATTGATTACTCCATTGATTGATATTATACTACTAAATGTAGCCGGATTCAAATTTTTCTTTTGCACGATCTAACCAGGCATTGATCTCTGGACGTTTGCTGTAATCGATATTTTCACTCAGCATACGATAAGCAAATACAGGCGCACCTTCATTGTAATTAAACCCAGTGGTCAGACAAACATCAAAGTGTTTGTTGTCAGTTATTCGTATTCCCGATTCCACTAATGTCACATTGTATCTGGGATTGGTGCGGGTACGGCGCAAACAATGGCTAAAACTTAGATCATCTTTGGAATATTCATTAAGTGTTACTGGCAGCATCAATTATTTATCGTCAGCCGCCATCATTGCTTCTAACACTTTGTAATGTTCGTATGCTTCTTTCAGTGCTGGATATTTTTCATGCAATTCAAAGTTGGGCGTAAGAATCAACAATCGTTCTTTTACAGTTTCCATCATGCTGGCCATCTCGTCCAGGTTGATGGTGTTCTTTTTGGTCTTGATCATGGCGTCGCCATCACCTTCAGCCATTATGCTCAAGATACTTGTACTCATGCTGAGATTACTCGGGTTTTGTGATATGCTCCAACCATTGTAAGAAGTTACAGGCGGAATGCTGATAGTTCCAGATGGTAATGCGTAGTTGCCTGTGGCGCCCACTGTTCCACCCAAAGGCATAGCAGTGTACATCTGGCCGTTGCCTGCTCCCCAGCCGTTGCCAGTGCCAGATAGGGTTATGGTATTTTCAGGGGTAGGGAAAAGTTGATCATCGACAGCCGTGGTGCTCATACCATCTCCTCTGCCAGTCCCAGCAATTCTGCGATAAGCATACCAGCAGCCAGCGCGATAATACTGTATGGGATGCTGTCAGCTAGTGCTGCCAGATAGATGGCATCAGCACAGGCCAGTATCCTCACTGCACTTTTGGCGATGCTGATGTACAAATGTTTTTTAGGATCAGGGATAAAGTTAGATTGATTTGGGTCTGTTGTTTCGGTCATGCTTTAATTTAACAGCAAACGCATCTGGAGTCAAATTATATTTTTTAATAAAAGCATCATGTAGTTGTTTAGGATCGATCACAAACTCATGACTGATTTCCTGCATGAGACCATTGATGGTAGCATAATCTGTTTTCTCTATGCCATCCAAGTTGCTGGCCAGTTTGCTTACAGCATTTTTGGTGTTATTAGGAGCAGCAGCATCAACGATCTTATCGTATTTCCATCTAGCTGCCATAAGACCACGTGCGCCTGCACTGATGGGATGCCTGCCCTGTATAGTAACGCTCTGTGCTGCTTCTGTGATTTCTTTTAAACGCATATGTTATTTATTAAACTATTTAATTATGTATGTGTAGGAATCATATAACAAATCAGCTATCTGAGCATGTGTCTGTATTCCAAAATGGCTGGCATCTCGGCCTTTATCTAATTCTTTCCAATCTATCTGATATAACGTATCTATGGGTTTATGAGGTAGTGTCCAATATTTCTGATACACATTGAATTGAATCAATGGAATACCTGCAAGTTCACAAAGTAATTCTGCTGTTTTCATAATTTCCAGAGTGTATACTTGGCTACCGTATTGATGCCACAATTCTTTATACATATCGATCTGCTTATCTTTGAAATGATCCTGGGCTGGATATATCATTTCTGCTATTAATTTTTCATTCCTGTATGTTATGACATTGGATCTAGTAGGATGGCTCCATGCTATCAATATCATCCTTGTATCAGTATTTTTCCTATCTTTTTTAAGAAAAGCAACCAGATTACGGATTATGTCTAGATTGCCACACCCCGATACACTAAAATCATAATTTATCAGACCTAATTTTTTCGCAAACACATAAGAAAACCTGGATGCTTCTGGAACACCTACGCCCATAGTATGGCTACAGCCGAAACTTGCCAAAGCTGGATTATCTTTATCCAACTCCGGAGATCTAAAACCCAAAGAATTAAAATTGTAATTAAAATCAGGACCAGTATAATCTTTATAGAATTTCTTAAATGCATTATCTTTAGCATGATAATGTTGGACGCAGGGAAAAGGCCCGTCCATAAACATAGATTCATTTACATTTTTATTGTTGTTTAAGAGATAATTTTTCCTGTAATCAGAAAAAGTACTATAACCTTCATAAAAAACTGTCATATTACAGAACTTTCTAAATCTTTCCGTTTGTGCTAGCTATAGGTGGTAGTCCTATTTTGTTGGTACTATTACCAAACTTTGCAGCTTGTCTTTTTGTTTCACCAGGTTTTATATCTACAGTCATGCTGTTGCTGTATCTGGGATCTTTAGCTGATTTTTTATCACCTGCTACTACACCTACACCACCAACTTCAGATATGATTTCTTTTAATCGCATGTTACCATGCTCTGCATGACCAATAACGTGCTTTTGTACGTGGTCCGGGATTTTCACAATGATGTCTGGCACGGAAGCTCTTGCGACGACCAGGAATACTTTTCTTGATACGCATGTTCTTGTCGCCGAAGTTGACTTTTTTCACATTGCCAGTCTTGGGGTCACGTACATACACTTTGCTTTTTTTAACATCGCCTTTCATGGGCTTGCCCAAAGGGACTTTACGACCGTGATATTCCGCTTCCATGAGTTCCAGGCTTTCCACAACACGCATGAATCTATCATCACCACTGATGATAAAATCACCTGATTCTGTGATTTCTATAATTTCCGATTCCACACATAGTGTGTTACCAAATTCCAAATAAATTCCATCGCCTTTAGCAGGACGGTTTTCTGAAATAGCTGTAAGTTTTTCTATCAAATCGCGAATCTGGCTCATGTTTTTATCCTCAAAATATTTATCTTATTTGTTTATATTTTAATATCTTTGAGATAGTCCTGGATCAGCAGTTGTGTTTCATGCCTATGATTTTTCATAAGGTTTTTAAGTATGAAATTATTTTTTTCGAATCTTTCCATGTTTTGCTGTTTCCACTCCTGCCAGTACTGTATGGGTTTATCACATACTTTTTCCAATTGTTCAACTGCTTTGATTGTCCTGAGATATTGATTTGTTATGGAATCATAACTGTTGTCAATTATATCATCGAATAGATCGAACCCTATGGATCTTATACAATGCAAATTACCATATGGCCCCAATATGATAGGTATCTGGCCTGCTGCAAATGCTTTGGTGGTTTTTTCGGTCATACATGCTCTGGTCCAAAATCCGTTATCTGCATTTTTATCAGCACTTGATTCATTGACAAAATTAAAAAAAGCATGGGTGATCTTGAAATCTTTACCATATTGGCCATCATAATCGTTTATAAACCCATCTATCAAAAACGGAAATCTATCTGCATATCTGTCTGGCAATGTTTTTTTTGCTACCCTATGGAATCCGGTATCTTCCTCCATGGAGCCCAAACTAATATATCCATATTTTTCCAAACCTCTATCTAATAGCATTATTGTGGAAAAAATTCTGCATGGCCTAGGACGTCTAGCAAGGCTTATAAAATGATGCTGAGGTATAGTTTTATAATCATAATTGTTCAAGTTTCTATCACAACATACCAAATGGCTTGTTATGTGCTTGACCTTACTTTCATAATCAAAGGCAAAACCCAGTATGCTTACCTGCTTGTAAGTGATACATAAATGTTCTACTAGATTATCTATTATTTCTTTATAATTGTCGTCATAACAAGGTGCTTCATATACATTGTCCAATACTACCAAAAAAGTTTTGTTTTTGAGTGCTGCTATTTGTTGACAATGTGATAGATATTCATAACAATCTGATATTTCCCTTACATATCCCATTTGATTTATGTTAAAAATTTGAGAAACATTGATTATACACACATAGAACCCAGATAAATCTATCAGATCGTATATGCTTTCTACATAATTTAGAAAACCAGGTCTAACAAATTTCATAAGATCTGGATCGGGGCCCTGATGTATTATGTAACTATAATTTTCTTTTTCCAAATGTACTTGCATTGTAAAATAATTATTATGGTTTTCCCTGGCCGCGATAAGGTTTAAAATTAGCTTTGGTTTTTTTATTCATACTGGCTTTTTTGATATTGCCTAGCCCCTGGCTAGTTTTCTTGTTTACTGCGATTCTTTTGTGTACAACGGTTTGTTTAGGGGCTTTGGCCATTTTTATTATTCCTTATTTTTTGGCAGTCTTAGCAGCGTTTTTCCATTCTTGACTTGTAGGAGCTTTGGGATTGCCTTTGCTGCGGCTTATGCCTTTCTTCTTACGTTGATTGACATAATAGTAAAGGCCTTTCTTTTCAGCTTCATCCATGCTCATTATACCCATCTGAGCACGACCAATAGCTGCTTTGTCTGCACTCTGTTGGTTGTTTGTTTTGATCTGTTGCTTGGCAGCATTACTGGGTTCTACAAATTGACCAGGTTGCACTGCTTCGTCTTTTTTAGGTTTCTTACCAGCTTTCTTCATGCTGATGGCGATAGCAGCCTGTTGTGCTGCATTTGCAGCTTCTGCGATCAGTTCTTGTTTACGATCAGCAGGAGCGAACGCCGCCAGTTTCAACAACCCACGTGCTTGTTCGATACTCTCAGCCACACTCTCTGGAATCTTATCCAGTTCTTGTTTGATGTAATTTTTAACTTTAGCACGGTCGCGTTTGCGTACCTGTTTAACCAATGCCAGTGCTTGATCTGCTGCTTGTTTACTGTTGCGAACACCACCACGGACTGGTTTATTTGCTGCTGGTGCAGCAGGAGCATTTGCAGCAGGTGTGGAACCAGCCGCTGGTGCATTAGCTGTAGATGCAGCAGGTTGTGACGTACCACCAGGTGCAGGAGCGCCACCTCTGGCCTGAGCATTACTGATTGGAATATTCAATTCCTGATATACTTTGCTTACGATGTCTTTATTCACACCGTTTACATACAACATCCTGCGGATTTCATCACTGTCAGTGGGACTACCTGCACTCTTCCATGCTTTGGCCAGCTTGTCTGCTGTGACTTTATTGCCCAGGTTTTTAGCCATGTTGCCTATACCTGATGCCATACGGCTGAATATGCCAGGTTTAGCTGGATCGGCTTCCAGGAGATAATTGTGCAAGCCAGCCAGATTGTACATGATCATACCCACACCAGCAGGTGTGAGCGCGACACTATTGCTTTCGATACCCAGTGATTCGTTCAGCAAGGCCTGATCTTGTGTGGCAATAGCATCTACCATTTCACTCAGTGGCAATCCGGAAAATTCATATCCAGCTGACCAGATGTCTGCACCCAGCTTCTTTTTAGCCACACCTTGTGCTGCTGCTTTCAGTGCTTGTTGTGCGGGCATATACTTGCCTGTTGCTACACCACGTGCGGTATCTGCCTCTGTGCCCACGCCGCCTGCATAGATTTTATTGCCTGTGGGCTCAGGTATTTTTAGATCTTGTCCCACTGCCAATGCATTGGGATTACGGATACCAGGATTGGCATCCATCATGTCTTTGACACTGACATGATTACGCTGTGCTATCTGGCTTAGGGTGTCACCACGTTTGACCACATAATCATGGGTGTTGTCCACAGGTGGTGCAGGTGTGCCTGGATTGTCGGCAGCGATGCTTCTATCGGCAGCAGCATTGGCAGCGGCTCTGGGATTTAGATCCCTCTGATCAGCTGCGGCAGCTTGACCAGCAGGATTCATATCACGTTGGTCTGTGGCCTGTGCCAGGTCCTGAGCTTGTTGATCTGGCATCTGTCCACTGCCACCGAAAAATTGTTTGATGTCCTGTACCATCAATGCCGCACCAGCAGCAGTCAAACCTTTCATCACTGCTTGGCTAAACTTGTCGCCTTGTAATAGACGATCGGTCATTTTAAACAGTCCCAGTGCAGCAGGAGCACCAGCACCAGCAGTGGCCAAACCAGCGGCAGCTACCAATGCGCTATACAGGATACCCTGAGCAATAGGATGTTTTTTAGCAAACTCGCGATATTTTGTCACATATTTGGCCACACCCTGGTCACCGCCAGTGGCGTTTTTGATTTTGCCAAAAAG